TCAGGGTCGAGTGATTGCGCCTGCACGCGGATGCCATCGCCGGTCGAGTAGATGGCCATGTTGGCGACCAGTTCGCGGACGAAGCCTGAGTTCTTGTGGAGGTAGCGCGACTTGCGGACTAATTCCGAGCGCACACCTGGCGTGAGTTCGTGCCGAGCGTCCGTGGGTGCAAATCCCGGAACCAATCCACGGCGGGACGACCAGTTGGCAGACTCGAAGGGTGATCCCCATGCCTTGGGGACGAGAACCGGCGGCAGCCATTTGAGGGCGAAGGATTTGAGCGGATTCATTTCGAGAGGTGGCCGGAGATGAAGGAAGCGGCCACGGTGCGAGGTTTGCCGTAAGTGGCCGGGTCGAGAATCCGCAGTGCGTGGGCACATTCCTCAAGCACCTGATCGACGGGCATGGTGAACTGCTTGGTGGCAGAGCTGCCCGCCTCGTTCCAGGTCATCAGGGTCTTGCCCTCGATGAGGAATCCCTTCGCCCGCTGCTGGATGGCGAGCACCTCGGAAATCGTAAAGCCTGTGATGAAGAGTCCGCGTGCCATGACTTATTTGCCTTTCCAAGTGGCATTGCGCCCCCGCGTGTCGATGTGAACGAAACCGGACGACGGATAGATACCGAGACCGCCGGTGAACTTGCCGGCCTTGCGCCACTCGATGAGTCGGTCATAAACCTGCTGCGGACTCACGTCCTCGAAAGTGATGTCGAGAGCGGTGAACTCAAGATGCTGACTGGATGATACTCCGCCGACCGCCTTGTTGTAGTCGGGCGATCGGTAAGAACTCAGGATGGTGCATGACTTGCCAAACGAATCGCGGAGTTCGTCCACGATGCGAAGTGCGGGCACGATGTTTTTCCAGATGCGGCGTGGCGGCAGGCTGTTTTTCATGCCCTTCCGCTCGCGGGCAAAGTAGTTGGTGAACTCACCCGCGCCGAAGTTACGAAATCTCTGGGCGGCAAACCAATCGCTGAACGTGTTCATGACTTACTTGGAGGTGCGGGGTTCGACGACGATTTCAAGGCGACCATCAGGGTGAACCTTGATCACGCCGTCCTTGCTGATGAACTCGCCGGTGATGGCAGGTGTCGTGGCGCATGAGGCGAGAAACGGGACGGTCAGAACACCCATCGCCAAACAGAACAGTCCAACCTTGAACGATTGGTTTGGCTTGCCGTCGTCAAACAGATCGCCAAGCACGACCACCAGTTCTTTCACGGCGAGCGCTGCGGGACCGGCGGCAAGCAGGTATTTTGCCATCGTCGGATCGAAGAGCTGGGCGATACCCGCCAGATCCAGTGCGGCGAGCGTGGACATGCCAGAACCAAGGAAGGTGAGGAAGCGGAGTGTGGTGACGGTCTTCATGCACCCTCGTCCGGAGTGTCAACCGGGGCGGCGGCAATGGATTCCCGACCGACGATCTTGAGCATGGTCGCCGCTGTCGCCTGCATGGACTCACAGTCAAAAAAGTGATTCGGTCGTGAGCCGATCTGCTTCCACATCCAGTGACCCTTCTCCTTGATCCGCTGTTCGCTTTCGAGCTGCGCAAGATAGTCGTCGTCGATGTCGTCGGGAACCTCCCAGGTCGGTCCTTGGGCGGGATCTTGGTTGCGGCGCAAGCGGGCGAGCGTGTCTTTTATATTGAGGTTGCTCCAGTAGTGGACGTGGCAGGACTGGCGATGCGAAAGCACGACCTTGCGCCGGGGCGAGTAGAACCGTTGGACGGTTTTGCCATCGCGCCCCTTGTGCGCATAGACTGGGCGGCGGTCGCCGATGAGCGCGACCCATCCTCGCTTGGCACACTCACGATAGACGTCGTAGGTCGCGTAGCCGGCATCGAGAAACACGAGGCTTGGGTGAACATCAAAGCGTTCCTGTAACACGTCGATGTCTGTGAAGGTTAGAATCCGCTCGTTCCACATCAGACGGCTCGATCCCTCCGCCGACCATGAGCGGACCACGGCGAACAGGTGGTCCATCTGGCAGTCCACTGTGATGAAGCGCAGCGGGATCAGGCCGGTGCGCTCGGGCAGTGGGGCGGCAATCACACGTCCGCTCTTCGGCTCAATCGCGCCTTCCTCTTCCCACGTCTCGCCGCGCTTGTAGCCGGATTTGACGATCTCCAGCTTGTAGTCCTCAACATACTCGCGCCACGGTAGGCCGAGCCGCTTTTGATAGAATTGTTGGAGCAACGAGACATCACCTTTGCGCGCTGAAGCCTTGGCCCGCAGATAGAGTTCGGCGAGCTGCCCCCAGCTCATCGCGCATAGCGCATTCCAGTGGAAGCCGACGTTTTCCTTCGAGGCTTTTGGATTCTTGGCGACGAACGCTCCGGTCGCATTGAGTTCACGCCGTGTCCGCTCGCCGTCGTTGAAGTAGTGGTTGCATGACTCACAGCGCATTGCGGTGGTGCGCCGGACTTCGTCGAAATCCCATTCACCAAATTCATCCCTGGCCGACTTGCTCCACTCGACGCATTCCCATTTGAATGGCTGGCGATGGCTGCATTCGGGACATGCAAACGTCCACTCGCGCTGGTCAGTGGATTCGAACTTCCTGTGAGTGTCATCGTCCTCCTCCCCACCCTGACTCATGAAGATGCACTTGCCGAGCCAACCGAAGGCGGTCACGCGTGCCTCCGCTTCCGCCATGTGACCGACCGGCCACCGCCAAGTCTCGTCCCCGATCAACCAGCGGATCGAACGCCGCTGGAGGTTGGTCTTATTGTGCGCTCCGAGAATCCAGAGCGTCATTCCGTTGTTGAACTGGATCGTGTTGTTCTTGCGCTTGTGGCGGTGGATGCCAGTCGGCATGAGTCGTCTCACAGGCTCGCATTGGTCGAAGAGCTTCTGCAGGCGCGACTCGGAATAATCGCGGGCGTCCTCATCGGTTTGGTCAAGCCAGAGGGCTGGTCCCGGAAGGTTGGCGATGATGTAACAAATCGTCAGCTCGGGTGCTGTGGTCTTGGACGATTGCACCGACGCGATAATCGAAACGAGTCGGATGCGCGGATCGACCAATGATTCCATGACCTCGCGAATCCACGGCGAATTGTCCGAACGGAAGCGGCCCGGGTTGGGCGAGTAGGGAATCCCCTCGATGTGATCCTCACACCATTGCCAGGCAGGGCGCCGGTCGGGCGGTTGCCATGCTTCGCGCCAGATGTCGTGGAGCACTTTCATGATTCGTGGAGGCAAAGGAGCACCTCATCAATCGCTTGTCGGCATTCCCGCTGAATCCCGGTGGCGTCGAGACCGGATAAAATCGGCGGAAGTTCGTTTTCAAACTTGGCACGCAGGATGGAAGTCGCTCGGGCGACATGGCCGATCCACTCGCTCTTCACCTGATGGATCGGAACGTATTCGCCCCTTTTCACGGCGATCCGAAGCTCTCGCTCCTCGACTTCTGCGAGCAGCTTGCGGGCCTTGAGAGCCTCCTCGTTGCCGACCGGAGTTTTGCCCGCTTTCAAGCCGCGCAGCCGAACAAACTCGCGCCAGTCGGCCACCGGCCACAATCCATTGGAGAGCGGCTTCGGAGAACCCTCCATCTTCTGCCAGGTGTTGAGTGTCCTGCGGGTCACGCCTAACACAGCAGCAAGCTCGACGAGCGTTTTTGCATAGGCGAGTGATTCCTCGCTGCCGGCCGCCCGTGATTCAATGCGCGCCCGTTCGGCCACGGTGAGCGGTTTTCCCGCCGCCACTTTGCGGATTAGATTCTGCAGATCAGCCTGAAGGATCTTCTCGGCCGCCTCGGTTGAGATTCCGTCTGTGGGATTCGATTTCAAAGTAGCAGTCGCAGCTGTGGCTCAGTGATCTTTCTGTTTTTGCTCAGATTGGCTCATGGTTTCACGGCGACCCACCCGGCGAAGTTCAGATGCCGCCAGAAGCAATCGACCGAAGTGAAGCCTTCTTCACGAAGCAGCTCCTCGTTCCAGCGTGCGGTCACCGGGACTAGCACACCTTCCAGCGACAGCCGCTTACGGTCGATCTGACTCTCGGAGTATCCATTCTCCCGCTTGATATTAAGGAACAGGTTCACGAACGCATCATCGAGTTTGGCAGTCGCGCCGAGAATCTTTTCCACGAGGATAAAGGCTCCACCCGGAGCCAGCGATTCGAACACGCGGCGGATGATTTGCTGGCGATATTCGATAGGCGTGAACTGGAGCGTAAGCACCGAGAGCACGAGGCTGGATGTCACACTGGGGAACTCATGGCGCAGGTCGGCAGACTGGATGGTGACGCGATTGCCGTGCGGGTGGTAGTTGAAGTTCTGGCGTGCCGCTTCGATCATCGGCTCGCTGATCTCTAGGCCGATGTAATCGTTGGCCGCGCCGAAGTTGGCCACGAACGGCAAGAGCGCCTGACCGCGGGAACATCCCATGTCGATGATGGCGGTGCCGGGTTGCACGAAGCGCCGGCCCACCTCGAAGGTCACCATCCGCATCGCGTTATATTGGGGGATGCTCCGCTGGAGCATGTCGTCGAACACGGCGGTCACTTCCTGATCGAACTGCCACGCTCCGCGGGGAACGACTTCATCACGTTGGGCTTCACTCATGCCCGCGTGACAGATGTCAACACGTCAGGCTTTTAACGATCCGCATTCCGTCAGTCAGATCGGTTCCTTCATACGTCACCCAGATGCACGGAATCGAAAACTTGGCATACATCTCGCGGGTTCGTGGATTGCTCTCAATCGCAAAGTAGCGGGCGTCTTCACCGTGTGTTGGAAACACTTCCTTCTTGAGCAGGTGTTCTTTGATCGACGGTGGGTTCCACCAGCCTTTGGGCGCGAAGCACGCATCCTGGGGACGCCAGCCGGTTTGCTCCTCGATGCGGTCGAGTGTCTTGGTCGTCCAGGTTTCCGGGCGGGCGGTGATAAGAACGACCGTGTGAGGCCGCACCAGTTCCACCAGCCACTGGCGGTATTGCTCGTTGGCCAGTCGCTTGTCCATGCGGACGGGCGTTGTGCCGCGTGCCGGATTGTTCGCCACCAGCGTGTAGTTGAGGTCTAGCAGGATGATCATAGGGTAATCTGAAGACGTTGAGAGAAAGAGTCCATGGCGCATTTCACGAGTTCCATACGAGTGCCGTCTGGATAGGGCAGGTTGAACTCAAAGTCGATGGCGGCACGAAGGCGGGCGGGATCAACTGGCAGGGCTGACGCGCAGGCCGCGTTGATGTTGTTGGAAAAGTCATCCACCTTTACCGAGCGGAAGAATGGGCCGAACAGGGAGTGAAACTCGGATTCGGTATGATACTTTTGGACCTTGGGTTTGTCCTGAAAATCACCGATGCGAATCCCGGGTTCGTAGTCGAGGCGGAACGCGATGTTGCCCGCGTTGCTCTCGTTCATGAACGCCTTGCCGTTGACCTGCCGCCAGCCCGATTCCCCTGCCGATGATGCGCAGGCATAGACCTTGGTGAAGGGCTTGCACAATGCGGCGCAGAGGCAGGCGATGTGCTCGCGGTCCTCGCGGAACGGCACGGAATTCAGCACGCTCGCAATGAAGATGCTCGTCCATTCCTTGCCCGCCGCGACTTCGGCTAGAAAGATGCGTGCCAGTTCGATGCTCTCCGCTTTATTGATGCCCCCTGGTCCGAGCCGGTAGGGTTCGAACGGCGTGCAGTCGATTCCTGCTTGGCGAAGGAGAAAGGTTTCGGTCAGGTGGCCGGCACCGAAGTCGAGGATCGTCGTGCCGTGTTCCTTGGTCCAGCGGGCGCGG